ATCCTATAAGAATGGCTAAAGCATTAGATAGTTTTTCTACAAATAAAGAGTATGAAAAACATGTTATTGAGGTTATAAATAAATTAAGAAATAATAAATGATAGAAGCAATACTACTTTTTAATATAGTTGTTTGGACATATTATACATATTTTTATTAAAATGCCATTATTAAGTAAAAGTTTTACACTAGAAGAATTTTTAAAGTCACAAGAAGCAATAAGACTTGGAATTGATAATACACCAAATGAAGAACAAATATTTAATCTTCAATTATTGTGTAACAATGTTATACAACCAGTAAGAGATTATTTTAATAAAGCAGTTGTTATAAGTTCTGGATATAGATCAGCAGCACTTTGTGAAGCTATAGGTTCAAGTGCTAAGAGTCAGCATACTAAAGGCCAAGCTGCAGATTTTGAAATATTTGGAGTACACAATAAAGAAGTAGCTGATTTTATTGTTGGAAGTTTAGACTGGGATCAATGTATATTAGAATTTTGGAACGAGAGTGATCCAAATAGCGGATGGGTCCATTGTAGTTATGCTTATGGTGCTAATAGAAGACAGTATCTAAAAGCAGAAAAAGATGGTAATAAGATTATATACACACCAATGAAATAATTATGGCTATAGGAAGATCAGCAATACCACAGCAAATAGAAGGAAAGCTTAGAGGAGCTAAACCATCAAAAGCTATGCGTAAAAGCAAAAGAACCAAGAAGTAGATTATACTATTCAATAGTGATATAATTTTCCATTATGGAGAAACAGGGTTTATACGCAAACATAAATAGAAGAAAGCGTTTAGGTATAAGTCGTCCAAAATCTAAATCTACAGTTTCTAAAGAAGCCTTTTCAAATATGAAAAAAGGTTTTCCTAAAAAGAAAATGGTAGATGGTGGTTCTGTTAGAGGGCAGAAAGAAATACAAGTAAAAAAAACAATCTTTAAAGGAGTATTTTAATATGGCAGCACAACAACCAATGGGTGGCGCACACAAACCGTACAAGCTTACAGGAAAAATAACAGCTAAAAAAGGCAAAGCTGTAATGAAGAAGAAAAAGTAAGGTCGTGACCTATGGCTACATCTGGCACAACTACATTTAATTTAGATATTGATGACGTCATAGAAGAGGCGTATGAAAGATGTGGCATTCGTAATACAAAAGGTTACGATTTAAAATCATCAAGAAGAAGTTTAAATTTATTATTTTCTGAATGGGGAAACAGAGGTGTTCACCTTTGGAAAGTAGAATTAAAAAATCAACTTCTAACAGCTGGTACAATTACTTATACTACACCGTCTGATTGTAGTGATGTACTAGAAGCTTATGTATCAACTTCTGAAACTGTAACTTCAAGTACAAACGATATTTCATTAAATAAAATTGATAGATCTGCTTATGCAGGACTTCCTAACAAAGGACAAACGGGTCAGCCTTCACAATACTATGTAGACAGACAAATTAATCCTACGATCAGTTTATATCTTGCACCAGATTGTACGACTTATACTTATTTAAAATATTATTATATACAAAGAATTCAAGACGCTGGTTCTTATACTAATCAAACAGATTTACCTTATAGATTTTTACCAGCAATGGTTTCTGGGCTTGCTTTTTATATTTCACAAAAATATGCACCAGAAAGAATACAGAATTTAAAATTATTATATGAAGATGAATTACAAAGAGCTTTAGAAGAAGATTCTTCAAGAACTTCTGTATTTATTTCACCTTATACTTATTTTGGAGACAGATACTAATGTCATTTGCACGAGGTAAAAGATCTTTAGCAATTTCTGATAGAAGTGGAGCACAATTTCCATATAAAGAAATGAGAAAAGAATGGAACGGATCTATTGTTCATTTTACTGAATATGAACCAAAACATCCTCAATTAGATCCTCCCTATCATCCAGCTGATCCTGAAGCATTATTAATGCCAAGAGCAGACATTAGACCAGGTGGAGCTTGTGTAGTACAATTAGATTTATATTATTGGCCAGGTCAATATTTAGCAAATGGAATGCAGCCTGGAATCAGTGGAGATGTAATTAATTATCTAAGATCTGCAGCAACAAGTGTTGGAGATGTAACAATTATAATATCATGACATACACAGAATTATTACAACAAATTAGAGATTATACAGAAGTAGGATCATCAGTTTTAACTAATAGTATTTGTGATACTTTTATTAAAAATTCTGAATATAGAATATTTAGAGAAGCAGATGCAGACTATGCTAGACAATATGCTACATCAAGCTTTAATCAAAATAATCAATATTTAAGTTTACCTGATGATAATACAGATGAAGGAACAACTTCTATTAGAAGAGCCTTAATCGTTCGTTCAGTAATTGCTACAAATACATCTTCTATTCAAATATCACTAGAGCCAAGAGATGATACGTTTATAACTGAATATAATAGTTCAGGAACATCTGGCTTTCCTAAATATTATGCAATGTATAGAGAAAACGCTATTCAAGTAGCACCAATACCAGCTGCTGCTTATCCAGTAACATTAGATTATGTTTACACCCCTGATAATTTAAGTACTACAAATACAACTACTTATATCAGCGAGAACGCACCAGAATTATTATTATATGCTTGTTTAGTTGAAGCCTTTGCTTATTTAAAAGGCCCGATGGATATGTACAAATTGTATCAAGACAAGTATAATACAGCATTACAAGGCTTTACGATTGAACAAACAGGTAGAAGACGTAGAGATGAGTATTTCGATGGTTCATTAAGAATTAAAATTAATTCACCATCACCATAAACTATAAGGAGTACAAAATATGGCAATAGTACAAGCAGTATGTAATTCTTTTAAACAACAAATTTTAGAAGGCGTACACAATTTAGCGACAGGTGGAAACACTTTTAAATTATCACTTTATACATCAGCAGCAAACTTATCAGCATCAACAACTGTTTATACTTCAACTAATGAAGTATCAAACACTGGTCAGTATACAGCTGGAGGCGGTACTTTAACTGGACAACAAACTTCACTTGATACAGGTGTAGCAATTGTTGACTTTGCAGATTTATCATTCACAGGAGTTACGCTAACAGCAGCGGGCGCTTTAATTTATAACACATCAGCAGCAAATAAAGCTGTTTGTGCTTTAAGTTTTGGTGGAGATAAAACAGCAACAGCAGGAACATTTACAATTGTGTTCCCAGCGTTTACATCAGCGAATGCAATATTAAGAATTAGTTAGAAGGTAGTTTTATGGCGTTCGTTATAAACGACAGGGTCAAAGAAACTACTTCAACTCTTGGTACAGGCACCGTTACACTAAGTGGGGCTCAACTAGGATTTCAAAGTTTTTCTTCTGGCGTTGGAGCAGGTAATTCAACTTATTACACAATTGCCTTAGGCAGTCAGTGGGAAGTTGGTATTGGCTCTTTAACGAACGCTACTACTTTTACAAGAGACACAGTAATATCTAGTTCTAATGCAAGTGCATTAGTAAGTTTTAGTACAGGAATTAAAGATATATTTTGTTCATTACCAGCGAAGGAAACTCCTTCTCCAGTAATGGATCCACAAACATTTGTTAATACACACGCAACAACACTTACAGACACTCAAACAATGCAATCTGGAGTATTAGCGGGACCTGTTAGTATAACAGGAACACAAACAGTAACAGGAAGTTTAGTAATAGTATAAATATGGGCGGAATTTTACAAGTTGATACAATTCAGAATAATAATACGTCTACGTTAATTACGCAGACGAATGCTACAACTATTACTATTGGTACAACTGGTCAAACTATTAGTTTAGCTTCAGGAGCTTCTTCTTCAGGATTTGGTGCTACATATAATAGCGGATTAAACTGGACTTCAACGTTAGTAACTTCTGCGTTAACGGTATCTGCAGGAACTGGTTATTTTGTGAATACTTCAACTGCAGCAATAACAGTTACATTACCAGCATCTCCTACATTTGGAAGTATTATAGGTATTAATGATTATTCAGGTTATGCTTCAACAAATAATATTACAGTTAATCCAAATGGAAATAAATTAGAAGGTGGAACTTTAAATAAAGCAATAAGCACAAATAAAGAATCTGTAATTTTAAATTATGTAGATTCAACACGTGGATGGTTACCAACATCTGGAGTAAATAATGGAACAGATGCTTTAATTTTACAGCCTTATTCAATAGATTTTTTAGTAGTAGCAGGCGGTGGAGGGGGTGGTCAATCTTATGGAGGAGGTGGAGGAGCTGGTGGTTATAGAACTTC